GCTTCTTAGGGCTAAATTCAACTGCAAAAATACCGCCCAGCTAATCTCCTATTTTTTAAGAAACAAATACATTGACTAATGGCAAGAAAAAAACAAATCAACGCCGATCGAGTCGTTGAGCAAATTATTCAACTTGATATTTCTGAGCAAGTTGCGTTATTAAACAAGCTAAAAGAGATTGTTAGGACTTCCCTAACACAAAAGGAAAAAGAGCTATCTGATTTGGTTGAAAAGTTTAGACAATAAAAAACCGACCTTTTGGGTCGGCTTTTCAAATGAGTAAAACTCAATTAGGCGTTAGCCAAAGTCTGTACCTGAGCAACAGTTCTGTCGGTAAAGTACTTGGTAGAGATTTGATTCAATCCCTGTGGCAGTACCTCAACAACAGCGTTACATTGTACTTGCGCTACACCTCTTTTTTCAGTAGTGGGGTAAACGTGAATAGGGCTGTAAGAAGCAAACAGGTTAGCCTGTCCGCCAGCAGCCGCAATTTCAGTTGCTCCACCGGGTGCGTCTATACCATAGACTTGCACCAAGAAAAGATTAGCCATTTTAAACAATTTAAGCTGTGAAGAAAACTCTTCGCAAACGCTTGCGAAATATCGAAGTAAAATTATGAAAATTCCCTTAAAATACAAAACCTCTTCCCCTTCTGGCGATCTTATAAGCTTTTTAGCTGGGATTAAAAAGATGTGGGAGGATACAGGCCGAAAGGGTGTTGTCTATCAAAGAATAGGGATGCAGGGGGCTAGCTATGATGGCAGTATCCATCCCTTTAAAAACGAATTTGACGAGCCTATCTGTATGTCGCAGTATATGTTCGATATGCTCTACCCGCTACTAAAAGAACAGCCTTATATCGAAGATTTTCTGGTGTATGCGGGGGAAGACGTGGACGTCGATTTTGACCTTATTCGGATGCAGCACTATACTAACCAGCCAAAGGGGTGTCTGAACCGCTGGTTTAACTACGCCTTCCCGCAAATGGCTTCCGACCTTTCTAAGCCTTGGATAGAACTTCCCGAGACAATAAAATTCGTGCAGCCGACCGACAAGGTCATCATAAACTTTACCCAAAGGCATAGAAACTACCTGATTAACTACTTCTTTTTAAGGGAGCATCAGGATAAGCTGGTCTTTGCTGGTCTAGCCAAGGAGAGGGATTTGTTTTGCAAAAACTGGAACCTCGATATACCGCTGTTGGAGCCAGACAACTTCTACCATTTGGCGCAAAATATCAAGCATTGCAAGTTTTTTTTGGGCAATCAAAGCTTTTGTTTTCAAATAGCCGAAGCGCTAAAGGTGCCTCGGATTTTAGAACTTTTCCCGATGATGCCCAATGTCGTCCCAATAGGGGAAAACGCTTACGACTTTTACCATCAGGGCGGGGTGGAGTTTTACTTTAATAAAATGATAAAATGAACCGAGAGGAATTAGTGAAATTTGCTGAAGAGTTCTTTGGGTCTTGTATTGGCACGATGCAAAAGAAGAACCAAGACTATACTGGCGCCAAGGATACAATAGATCCATTTGCTAACTTTAGGGCGGTAGAGTCGTTTGGGATAGAAACCGAAAAGGGATTTGTAACAAGAATGACCGATAAGATGGCAAGGATAGGGTCTTTTGTTAAGCGGGGAGAACTTGTGGTGAAGGATGAAAGCGTAAAAGATACGCTGCTTGACTTAGCTAATTATGCGATGCTTTTTGCGGCTTATTTGGAAAGTAAAAAAGTGAAATGATACACGAATTTAAAACACCACTTCCCGTACACACTCCACACGGAGAAGGGGAAGCTATATTAATTATTGATTACGGAATTGACGTAAACACAATTTGGCTGGTTAGGCTTGAGGGTGGACTTATAAAACATTACAACTCAGACGATATTCGCGTATACGGAAACCCGATGCACGGCAAGGGATTTGATATTGAAATACCTATAAACTGGAAACAATGAGAAAAAAAGTATCTAAGAAACTCAGAAAGTTAGCTCAATCGATTACCGCCAATTCCCCCGACAAAACTAAAACAGTCTACCGTAGACTTAAAAAATCTTGGAATGAAGCCAAACCTAGATAAGGTAACCCTAATATGCGTTGACTGCTCAAGGCACGCCGAAGCATTAGCGGCTATACGAAAAAGTATGACCGAATGTGATTTTGCGTCCGTAAGGTTTTTAACCGATAGAAAATTCCATTTTAAAGACATTGATATTGTAACTATACCCAGCATCAGGTCAAAGGAAGAGTATTCGGAATTTATTATCAAGCAATTAAACAAGCATTTTGATACGGAATTTGTTTTGCTCATTCAGCACGATGGATATGTTTTAAATGGAAAATCTTGGCGGGAAGATTTTTTAAACTACGATTATATAGGATCTCCTTGGCTTTATACAGACGGCAAAAATGTGGGGAATGGCGGTTTTTCTCTTAGGTCTAAAAAGCTTCAAGACGTACTCGCAAAAGATGATTTTATTTTTGCTTCAGACCCAGAAGATCAAGCGATAGGGCGTTTGTATAGAGATTATCTTGTTAAAAAATACGACATTAAATTTCCCGACGAAGACCTTGCGGATAGGTTCGCGTTTGAGCTTCGTACGCCTATGTATGATACCTTCGGCTTTCATGGCAGGTTCCACAAGCCATTTCAGAAAACCGTTGTTATTAAGCGCAGCGCAGCTATGGGTGATGTTATCTTAGTTGAGCCCGTTTTACACCATTTTCACAAAAGAGGTTACAGGGTGGTACTTGACACGCCTGAGCAGTTTTATATGCTTTTTGTGAACCACTACTTCCCTGTACATCACATAAGTAAAGTAGACGGAAGATTGTTGCCCGAGGCGGAACACTACAACTTGGATATGGCCTATGAAGCCCTACCAAAACAAAATAGATTATTGAGCTACTACCAATTCTGCGGCATCGATGACGGAGAAATGAGAAATCCTAAATTACACTTAGGCTTTGAGATTCACGCTGGAACTAAGTTGTTTCAAAAGGCTTGCGTTATACACCTTGAAGGAATTAGACAATCTGGGAGGAATGTTTTTGGGGTGGATTGGGAAGCCGTGGTAGAGCATTTAAAAAACAACGGGTATTCGGTTTTTCAAGTAGGAAAAAGAAATGTGCCCCTTATCAAAAACGCTACCTACGTTAATACTATAAACGAGCATTTTTTATGCTATGTTGTGGCAAGCGCTAGCCTATTTATTGGGATTGACAGCGGGGTTAGCCACATCGCCTCCGGGTTCGATGTCCCATCAATTATCTTTTTTGGCAACACTAATCCCGAGATAGTCCATGTGGAACTGTCTAATAAAACAGTTCTTACTAATCATTCTGCCGAAAACCCAATTTGTAACAAACCTTACTGCTGGCACGAACAAATAGGGGTTGAAAGTTCGGATTGTTATATTGATTCAAATTATCCCCCTTGCGCTAAATACGGCACCGATCAGGTAATTAAAGCTATTGAATGGCACACGAAGCACAGATAAAATATTTACTTCAGGTAAAATCAAAATTTCCTGAAAGGTTTATTAATTGCAGGGTCTTAGATATTGGCTCCTTGGACTTAAACGGGAATAACAGGTATCTTTTTGATAACTATAAGTATTTGGGAGTGGATATAGGGTATGGGGAAAACGTGGACTTAGTTTGCAGGGGTCACGAAGTAAACGATGCGCACGGATTTGATGTGGTAATTTCTACGGAGTGCCTCGAACACGACGAGTTTTGGCCTAAGACTTTAAATAATATGATTAAACTGACGAAGGCAAACGGGCTAATGCTTTTTAGTTGCGCTACGACGGGTCGACCAGAACACGGTACAACCAGAACTTCCCCCGCCGACTCACCTTACACAAATGATTATTATAAAAATCTAGGTATTGAAGACGTAGATAAGGCTATTGATTTTAGTCATTATTTTAAACAATATGAATTTACAGTACAAACCAGCCCTTCTTGCGATCTATACTTTTGGGGCATAAAAAAATAAAATGGCAACTGAATCAGCAAAAATTAGGTGGAAAATAAACAAGTACTTAGTCGGGGAAGTCGTTGATATTGGCTGCGGAGACGAACTCGTCTGCCAGCACGCGGTCGGGATTGATGGTCGCGTTTTCCCCCACGTCCAAAAAACAACCACCAGCTTGTACGACCTTGATACAAAGTTCCCAGAGCTTTTAGAGTCGTTTGATTGTTGCTTTAGCTCTCACGTCCTAGAGCATCTTCCAGATCATTTTAGGGCTATATTGGAGTGGTCTAAGCTCTTAAAGCAGGGAGGTTATTTCATCCTTTACCTACCAGACGGAGACCACTACCCTAATAAGGAAAACCCGGAGCATTTTCACGACATCAAATACGAGGACTTTTTGTTTTGGTTTAAGCGCACCTTTTGCGGGGAGGCGCTTAACTTTACTGGTCACCCTTATTTTTTACCCTATTTTGAAATTATAGAGCACGGTCTTGATGTAGGGGATGATAAGTATTCTTTTTATTTGGTCGCAAAAAAATTGTAAATTTGGGTATCAAAAGATAGGTATGCCTAAGTTAAGATTTAAAACAGCCGCTTGGTCTAGAAAAGAAGGGAAGAACCCTGAAGGCGGCTTAAATAAGAAGGGTCGCGAATCCTATAAGGCTCAAACAGGTGGTACCCTAAAAGCTCCTGTTAAGTCTGGAGACAATCCCCGCAGAGCAAGCTTCCTCGCTCGTATGGGCGGTATGCCGGGGCCAGAGTACAAGGATGGAAAGCCTACCCGACTACTTTTATCTCTTCGTGCTTGGGGCGCCTCTTCGAAGGCAGATGCTAAAGCGAAAGCCAAAAACATTTCTGAACGCAATAAAAATAAATAAAAATGCCACAGCAGTTACCAAAAGACAGGCCAACAGCGGCCGACAAAAAAAGAGAAGCCGATCTAGTAAAAGCCCTTGAGGCTGAAGATTTTTATGGCAAAAAGAAGCCAGTAGGTAAAATTGTAATTCCTAAAGCCGAAGCCGATAAGGTGAAAAAGGAGCTTATGGAAAAGGCAAATCAAGAAAGAGTAGATAAGTTGGCTAAAGATTACATCTCAAAAAAAAGAATGGAAAGCCCGCTTATGAGAGCTGCAAAGTCCGCAAAAAAGCAGTAACTTTATATTAAACAAACAAACGCTTATGCTCGCAGTAGAGGGACGAGTTGTTATTAGCGTTGACTTAGAAAGCAAAAATAGCCATACGTTTTCGGATGGCACTAAGATCAGGCTAGAACGAGAGTACAACAACTTAAACCAAAGAGAAACAAAACCCGTTAATGCTATTGTTATTGACGGAGAAGACATAGAGTCTGGCAGTCAAATCTTGATTCACCCAAACGTCACGCATGACACTTACAAGATTTTTGACAGGACCAGACTTTCTGGTGAGGTAGAAAGTAGTGATATAAAATACTTTTCAGTTCCAATTGAGAAGTGTTTTGCGTGGCTAGATGGAGAAACGTGGAGGCCACTCAAAAGCTTTGATTTTGGTCTTCGTGTTTACAGGCCCTATGATGGTTTAATTGAGGGTATTGAGCCAACCCTTGTGCCTGATGTGCTATATGTAACAACAGGAGAGTTGGCGGGCGGCATTGTTCAAACCCTCAAGGCTTGTGATTATGAGATTATCTTTCAGGGGCTTGATGGTCGTGAGGATAGGCTAATTCGATTCCGCCACTTCCCCGACGAAGACCATGAAAGAGAAGAGGTAATAGCAGTAAGAAACGATTTGACCGATTTGTATAACAACGGCAAACTACTTATAGGGCTAAGCCCATCTACCGCAAAACCGATACAATGACAGACGCAGCAAAAAAAATTCTTGAAGACAGAATAGCCGAGCTCGAAAAGGAGCTTGAGGCGTATAGAAGCAATGGCGTGGAAAAGCTGTTTTATAGCCTGCAAAGAAAGGCAAATGAGATGGCCGATCTGCTAAATAGCGTAAATCTTAAGAATGTAAATATTGATGACGCCAAGGACAAGAGCTTTGAGAGAATCTTTAAGATACTTGAAAAGAGTAGCGCAGTAAGCGAGTCAATAAAGTCATTGAGGGAAAGCATTGGCTTTAAGAAAGAAGAGCAGAAAAAACCATTTCTTGATAGAATCGCAGACGTAAGAGAATAATATGGCAAAGTCAAAATCTAGCGGCACCAACAACAAGGTAGTCTTCTTTAAAACAAAAGGAGGCAAAGCCCAAAAAAGCAGAAATAAGCACGATAGAAAATCGCGAGTATATCGCGGTCAAGGCAGGTCTTAATGGCTACGGAGTTAATATATGGTACGCAATGTAGGATACCAGAACTTCCCCCGCACGATAAAATTCTTAACTGGGATAAGCCCAAGGAAGAGCAAATGTGGATTAGGGAGGATTTGCCAGAATACTTTGACAAGGTAGAGTATACCAAAACGGGAGATTTAATACTTACCGAAGAGCAAGAGGATTATGCAATAAGAGAGCTAGAGCGATGCAAAAAAGGCGTATGGGTCTTTATCTGCGGTAAGCCATACTACATTACAAGGAAATACTATTTTTATCTTCAATGGTGGACACTAGAGGATGGGTCTAGGCCAGAATATAGGGATTGTGATAGGCGTTATTTTACTTATTTAGAGCATTGGGAAAATGTGCCGTGGGCTCTCGGAATTATCCGCTCCAAGAAACGTCGTGAGGGTGCATCTTCCCAAGCAACTTCAAATCTCGTCTACGAGGCCATCTTTTACAAAAACTCTAACTGCGGTCTGGTATCTAAATCTAACGAGGATGGCCGGGCTACGTTTACGGAGATGGTGGCGTATGGGTATAGGCAATTGCCAGCGTTTCTAAAGCCAAAGCAAATAAACCGAGAAGATAGCGTAACCGAGCTTGTCTTTGCCCAAAAGGCATCAAATGTAAGGGAGGGAAGCGCTGCCACCCAAAAGGAGGACGAAGGCAATAGATCGAAAATTAACTACCGAGCACCTGTTCTAAATGCATACGATAGGGGTCGTATGAGCCGTTTGCTACTAGACGAGTTTGGAAAGCTAGAAAAAGAAGTGCAGGCGTCTCAGCTTTTTGCTATTATTTCTAAGACGCTTGTAAAGGGTGTTAAGCGTGTCGGTTTTGTGGAAATGCCCTCTACGGTCAATAAGCTATCAAAGGGTGGTTCCGAGTTTAAGTTGTTATGGGAAAACGCGGATCTGGGTAAGCGCTCCCCTACGGTTAACCGCTTGGTGAGATATTTTAGTCCCGCTTATGACGGATACGAGGGATTTATAGACAAGTATGGATTCTCTGTCACGGATTCCCCTACACCCGAACAAAAATCTTATCTGGTAGAAAAATGGGTGGTCAAAGACGAAGACGGAAACACAATAAGTGAAATTAGTGAAGAGGATATAGAACTAGGCTCTAAGGCTTATATTGTTAAGAGGCGAGAGGGAAGAAGCGGCGACGACCTTGAGGAAGAAATCCGTATGAACCCTTGTACGGAGGTAGAGGCTTTTATGTCGGCAAACGCCGATTGTATTTTCAATGTTGTAAAATTAAATGAACAAATAGAGAAGCTGAAAGAACAAACAGTCTTCAAAAGAAAAGTTTTATTTTTTAGAGACGAAGTGACCCAAAGTATAAAGTGGAGGGACGCCAAGGAGACCGAGCAAAATTTCTGCTGGGAATTTATAGGCGACCTTAGAGCAAGCGAATCAAATAAACACTATTGGGATAATGGGATAAAAAAGCCTTCCAGAACAGATGTGGGCGTGATAGGGGTTGATGGATACTCAAATTCGCAGGGTGGTAAAAAATACGGCTCTAAAGCTTCTGCTTGGGTATACTTAAAATACGACCTAAGAGATCCAGAAAATACAGGGTTGTTTACCGCTCACCTTTACGGAAGACCGCAAGAGAAGGACGAGCTTCATAATCAAATACTTCTAGCCGCAGAGTATCTAGGATTTCAATGCTATTACGAATTTGTGGCCGATGATTATTATACCTATTTCAAGTCAAGAGGCAAGCTGGGGTATTTAGCAAAGTTTCCGATTAATGCGATAGACCCGAACAAAAAAAGCACCGCCTCAAATCAAGAAAGGCACTACGGCTTCCCAATTACTGATTTTGCTATGACTAAGCAAAACGACACGATGATTAGTTATATTGAACACTATTGCGAAAAAATATACTGGATAGAATTACTCGAAGACCTCAAGAACTACGACCCGTCTAAGCGTACTCCAAGCGACAGAACAGTTAGCGCAATGATTGCGCTCGTTGGCGGGTTGGAGCCTATCTATAAGCCAGCTCCACCTCAAACGCCATTAATTAGGGTTTACGCAAACACAGCAAGATAGGAAAAAAATTTTTTGATAAAATTTAACTATATTTGTTTCGGATAAAAATATTAAGATGCAGGATTACTCTGCTCAGCCATTAAAGACGTTTCAGCTTGATCCCAAACTAACCATCAAGGAAAAATCTGATTGGGAATACGGGAAGCGGCTAGCGATTTATATTGATTCGACCATCAGGGGTGGTATCTCTAGTTATTTTTGGGTTCGCAATGCTCGCTGGAGAACTAATCGCGGTTATGCGAATGGCCGTGTTCCAATGAGTAAGTTCCAAGATTTGCTTGAGTTTAACGGCAAGGTCAACTACTTAAATATTAACTGGCAGTCAATAAACATAGTTAATCGAATTGTGTCTGGCCTTGTTGGTCGCTGGATGACCCGTAGTGAAAAAATTAAAGTAACCGCAGTAGATAGTATATCTACAACCCAGAAGCAAAAAGAATACGAAGACCTCGAGTTTATACTCGAAAACAGAGCAATGCTTGAGCGCTTGCAACAAGAGTCGGGTGTGCCACTTCTTCCCGAAGACGAAAATCTCCCTGAAGATAAAGAAGAGCTAAAGCTCTGGAAAATGCAATTCCAGCGTTTGCCAGAAGAGATTGGATACGAAATGGCGTGCAACGATGTATTGGCCGCAAATGGATGGTTTGATACGCTGAAAGAAAAAATGCTGCACGACAGCGCCGAAACAGGGTTTGTAGGCACTTATACTTGGATGGACGATCAAGGTGTTATTCACGTTGAATGGCTAAAGCCTGAGAATTGTTTTTACTCTTACTCTACTTATCCCGATTTTAGAGATACTACTTGGCGTGGTGTTGTAAGAACCTACAAGATTAGCGAACTGAGAAGAAAGTATGGCGTCGAGTTTGGGGGCAAGGTTAGCGAGGAAGATATTTTCAAGATGGCTCAATTCTCTAAAGAGTTTCAGCTTTACGACAATATTACTTGGCTAACCGAGTGGAACGTAACCTTCCTTCGCCCTTACGATGAATGGAATATCGATGTTATTGAGTTTGAGTTAAAGACTGTTGACAAAGATGATTACACCGTTGTAACAACTAAGAAGAATAAAAGCACGATACTTAAGAAAGGCAGGCCAGAAAAGATTGCCGAAAACGAAAAACTGATTTCTGATACAAAGTGGAATATCTATCGCGGGGTTTATTGCCGTCCTACGAATACAATGCTTGAGTGGGGGTTGAAGACTAATATGATTCGTCCACAAGACCCCAAGGAGATTGGAAATTCTGAGTTCTCGTACACATTCTATATGGTACAGAACTACGATATGACTTCCCTAGCCATCCCAGAAAAAATTCAAGAGCCGGTAGACCAGATGATTATTGCTCGTTTAAAGATGCAGCAATTAGTGGCAAAGATGCGTCCTACTGGGGCTGCTGTCAATTGGGACGCTCTGCAAAATATAGATTACGGACTAGGTGACCAAAACAAGGGCATCGATGTTAAAAAGCTATTTGATCAGACTGGAGATATATATTATAGAGGTAGAGATGCGGAAGGGAATGCCGTTCCTGTTCCCATCCAAGAGCTTTCAAATTCTGGCTTCTTGGCACAACTGCAAGGACTTATTCTTCTGTACGATAAGCACTATCAGATTTTGAAAGACGAGTTAGGGGAAGACCCGAACCTCATAGCTGCCGCCATCCAGCCTCGCGTTGCTGTATCTAATATTAACACCGCAGAGCAGGTAGCTCAAAACGCCACCGATTACTTTTATTGGGCATACACTAATTGTATGGCGGAAACCGCCAAAAAGGTTGCCTCGCTTCTCAAGACATCTGTAATGTACGGCGCAAGCGTGTATCGCGATATCGTAAAGGTCGATAACAGCGAAATTGCTACCCGCATCTTTAATGCAAGAATACAGATGCTTCCTGACCAGTATGAGCTAACTCGTTTTGAGGCTATGCTTAATCAGGCTCTCGCATCTTCCCCCGACCTAGTGCTTTTCTTAGACCCATTCCAAATTATGCGGGTGGCAAAAGAGGACGTCAAGCTGGCGGAAGCCTTATTTAGAAGATCGCAGAAGAAAATGATTATCTATAATCAGACAAAGCTTGCCCAAAATCAAGAAGCAACAATTCAAGGCCAGATACAGGCTGCCCAAATAGCAGAACAAGAAAAAAGAGCTACCAAAGAGCAAGAAGGCTTAATGGATATGAAGAGAGCGGAAACAGCCGCTAATGCTCAAAATAAAACGGCTGTGCTTCAGATGGCGACCCAAGCCTATCTAAAGCACATGGAAACAGGCCAGCCGATTCCGCCAGAAATTCAGCCTTTAATTCAGGCTGTGATGGAAAATGTAGCCTTGTCGGCAGCCATATCTTCCCAAGAAAAACAAGAAGAAGTACTTGCTAAGATGCAAATGGCAGCAGCTATGCAGCAGCAGATGGGTGCGGGGGAAGAAATGCCGCAAGGCGAAATGCCCTCAGAAGAACAAATGATGCAAGAACCACAACTTCCCCAACAATAAAAAAATAAAATAAAATGCCCACAGTAACAGTAACTAATAGAAAAGCAGCCGAAGCCTTACGAGGCGAAGGTGTCGTTGTAACGCTCAATGCGGCCGATCAATCAAATCTAGCAAGCCTCCGACCCGGACAGCCTTGCTCTATTTCTGGCGTAGCAGTTTACGGAACCGTTGCAAGAGTAGACCTTTATGGCATTAGTTTTGATGTAACTCCATTGCAGCCTAATCTTGATTTTGCTTCACCCAGCCAGCCCGGTTATTTAGCCTCTGGCGCATCAATTGTAATCACAACCTAAAACAAATAATATGTCAGTTCAAATAGTATTAGACGTTACGGCAGACTTCAACGCCGACTCCAAAGTCCAACTTGACACGGGTGGATTTGACTATGCAATTGTTCATTTAGTAAGCCCTAGCGGTACGGTCAATTTCTTGCACACTAACGATTCTGGAGACGTAGAGGGTGTATCCGATGGATCAGCCGTTTCGGCTACCAATTTCGTGGCTGTTCAGGGTACCAATCTCGCTTCTGGTACCGCCGTATCTTCCCTAGCAGCATCAGGACTTGTCCGCTTTGGATATATCGGTCGTTTCCTTCAGCTTTCTGGAACTTCTGTAACTGTTACAAAAGCATTGGTAAGGCTTTACAAAATCTGTTAAAATGAAAAAAGTAGTAAAGCTTAAAGTAAAAAAGAAGGGACAAAAGCCTATAGAGTTTAAGGCGGGGGCTCTTCGCGCTCAGCTTGGCACCAAGAAGGGGGAGCCTATCCCAGCTTCTAAAATGAAGGCGGCCGAAAGTGGGGAGCTTGGCGAGCTTGCCAAAAAGCGTGCATTATTTAAGAAAAACGTATTAACGGGTAAGAAATGAAAGAAATGATTAAAAGAGCGGACGGAAGTTACTCTCAAAAAGGATTATGGGATTCTATTCGCGAAAAGGCTGCCGAAAACAAGCGCACAGGAGCAACCCCAAAGGCGCCCACCAAGGAAATGCTGAAGCAGGAAAAGAAAATTAAATTAAGAACCAAGAAAAAGAAATCATAATGGCAATTACAGCTAAAATCAGAATGTCTGGGGAAGAGGCGAAAGTCAAGACTTCCCTTACACCCGAAGAAATCCGCGATAGATTATTCTACTTCCACGATGCCGCTCACGAATTTCATCAGCAAACTAAAGGCGGATGGGAGCACGACGCGCTCGGTAAATTATACGAAGGACTCGAGGACTTCTCTGACGATATCCCAGAAAAAATAATGGGCTATATGGACGGAAAGCGTCTTGGCCCCTTGAACCGAATTGCCGCTCCAAAGTACGGCGGTCACGAATCATCGGTAAAACTCGTTAAAGAGTTACTTGATTTTTCTTATGACTTATACGAATTTGCTTGTGAGAAAAAATTACTTGACGTAGAAAATAGATCTCAAGAGCTTTCTGGTCTTGCGGCTAAAACAATTTATCGTTTGACCTTAAGCTAATTTGTATAACCATAATAAACACTTATGTCAGAAACAACAACAAACACGCCTCAAGAGAATGTACAGGAATCTGTACAGGAAAACGTACAAGCTTTCAATCCTTTTTCGGACAACGCTTGGTCTGAAACGCCAGACTTTGCGAACAATGTAACGCAACAGCCAGAAGAGCAGACTACCACAACTTCCCCCGACACCCAAGAAGAATACGAGGAAGAGGTAGTAGATGCAGATGAGTGGTTAAAAACACAATTTGGCTGGGAAAACGCCGATGCCGCTAAGGCCGAAATAGAGGAACTGCGCAAGCTTCGCGAAGGCTCATCTTCCCAAGCAGAAGTAGAATTTGCCAACGAGCAAAGTGCTAAATTCTTCAAGCTTTTACAAGAAGGCAAAGAAGATGACCTCTATTCTTTTTTGGAAAACAAAAAGAAATTTGACAGACTTTCGTCTATTACTGACTTAGACACAAGGTCTGCCGCTGAAATTATCAAGCTCAATATGCAGCAAAAGTACAAGGACTTAACTCCTGCTGAAATTGAGTATAAGTTTAATAAACAATTTTCTGTTCCCAACAAGCCTAATCAAGGTGATATGGAAACAGATGACGAATATCAAGAACGACTCCAGAGCTGGGAGGCCAAAGCAAAAGACATCGAGACAGAAATGTTTATCGAGGCAAAGCTTGCCAAGCCTGAGCTGGAGAAGTTCAAAAACGAGCTAGTTCTTCCTGACGTACAATTTGAATCCGAGTCGCAAAACTACCAGCCCACCCAAGAGGAATTGGAGGCTACGGAAGCATTGATGAATCAGTTCAAGGAGTCCGCGAAAGCTGCGCTATCTTCTTTTGATGGTTTTAATGTATCGGTAAAAGACGAGGAAGTTGAGATACCGTTATCTTATGCTGTATCAGACGAAGAGAAAAGTGTAGTTTCTTCGCAGTTGGAACGATTTGCAGACGCTAACTTTGACGCTAATGTGGTATTGGCGGAAAGGTGGTTGAAAGACGATGGGAAAGGAGGGTATCAATTAAATACCAACCAGATTATCCGCGACTTAACGCTTTTACAAAGCGATGGTAAAATGAACCAAAAATTTGTCAATGATGCGGCATCCAAGCGGTTGACCGAGTACATCAAAAAGACGAGTAACGTAAGCGTGACTTCCCAGACAGCCCAATCAACCTTCAATCCTTCATCCTCTAAATCAGAGCTAGATAAGCAAATTGAGTATATCTGGAAGAACTCGTAGAACAATTAACATTAACAATTAAATTTTAAGACAATGGCTCTTGGAATTCCTACCTCGAATATACTACAGCCGGGTAATATTAGCCTTAGCGGTGGCGTAACGAGACAACTGGTGTCCGACCTTCAACTATTGACACCACAGTACTACAAAAACTACGTTGAAAAATATGGCAGCGAAGACTTCACTTGGTGGTTGTCTACTTTCGCTGGAATGGAAGAGGTTAAAAACCGTGATTACTTCTGGTTTGAAAACCGCGGTAAATTGATCACTGGTATTCAGTCAGCCGCTAACGTAGCTGCCTCTGCCGGTGCCACAATTACCCTGACTTTGGCTGCTGGTTACCACTACAACAGCGGTACCCAAGCTCCTCTTCGTCCCGGTGAAACTGTTCGCGTAGCTTCAACTAACGTAGAAGGTCAAATCTTGGCAATTACAGGAACTACTCCTAATGCCTTTACCTTCACCGTTCGTCCCAAGATTTCTACTCAATCTTTGGCTTCTGCTGGTAGCTCTAGCTTCCTTGCAACTGATACCCTGATCTTCGGTGGTATTATGGATGCTGGTGAGGCTTCTAACACCAATCAGCCTATGATTCAGTTGGACGAGAAGTATACCAACACCATTACCGAAATGCGTGAGACTTTCTCTGCTACTGACCTCGCCGAAATGACCGAAGTATACTATACTGGCGGTTTCTCTGGTGATGTACCTGCTGGTGGAGCTCAAGCCGGAACTTCCCTCTTCACCCTGAAAGGACTTGTTAAGTCAAATATCCGTTTCAAGGATGACGTAGAGATGAAGTTGATGCGCGGTAACATTGTAAACAACACAGGTCTTAGCACCTCTACTTCAGTAGGTTCTGAGGGTATCATCCCCAAGGTTCTTGCCGATGGAGAAACCGTTGGTTACACACCCGGTAATCTGGATATCGCAAAGATCCACGAAATCACTCGTATTATGGACGTTAATGGTTGCGTAAGTGAGAACCTGTGGTTGCAGGACATTTACCAAAACCAAAACTTCTCTGACGGATTGTTCGCCGCTTTCCCTGCTGGTGCATGGGTTTGGGGTGCTAACGAAAAGTCTGAAGAGGCTGCCATCAACTACGGTTGTAAGTCAATTATGATCGATGGTTACCACTTCAAAGTGAAGAAGTATCGTCCATTTAACACCGAGTTCTTGACTGGTGTTACTCCTACCACAGACTTCTTCCGCAACTTCGGAATGATCTGTCCTCAAGGAGAAACTCGCGATGCGAAAGATGCGAGCAAGCTGTATAAGAACATTACCATTATGTATCAGGCCCCACCAAAAGGGGGAACTATAGGAAATGGTATTCGTGTATGGCAGTGGGGTGGTGGTTCTCAGAACCCAACTTCAGGACAAATGAACGATAACGTGGAGATGATCACGTATCGTGGGTCGAGGGTAGCAGCGGCCAACCAGTTTGTCATCGTACAAGCTTCATAATCATTAACTTAGGTGAGTCGCCCAGTCACATGGGCGGCTCCCTTTGTAACTAAAAAAATGGGTTTAATATACAAAATAACAAGTCCTACCGAAAGGGTTTATGTTGGTCAAACAACTAAGGCCGCAAAGGAACGTATTATTCAATACAAAAGCAAAAGAAAGAAAAAGGGTAAAAGCCTTATTCTTCGCAGTATTGAAAAGTACGGATGGGATGCCCATATTTTTGAGGTTATAGAAGATAATATTTCAGTTGAATTACTTAATGAACGCGAGATTTATTGGATAGCTGAATTGAAGACTTATGCAGCAGAAAATCTTGACGGCATGAACCTTACTCGTGGAGGTGACTATCGTGAGTCTTGGAAAAACGACAAGACAAGGGTAGAAAGAGCTAAAATGAGAAGAGGGGAAAAGGCGCCAAGCTGGGGCAAAAAAGTATCAGACGAAACCAAGAAAAAAATCGCTAGAAGCGTAAGTTTTTACAATAAGATAAACGGCGTAAAACCGTCTATTGAGTGCCATAAAAAGTCGAAGGAAAGGCAATATATTCCCGTTGTGGTTTACGATTTAAATGGTGATTTTATTGCTGAATATTCTTACTTAAGTGCCGCGGCAAAAGCTTTAAGCATAAATCGTAGATGCGTTATTGACGCAGCTAATGGTAAACAAAAACACGCTGGAGGTTATTTCTTTAGAAAAAAACAAGAAGGCTATCCATTAAAAATTGATGTTTCAGGAATTAAGATTCAAATCAAAAACCGCCCGCACATTGCGGGGCGCGCAGCTTAAATGGTAAAAAATTAAAAAACCAATAAAATGGCAAAATTATCAGATGTTCAGTTCTCGCTTAGCGGCGAACAAAAAAACACAGAAGCTCTTTCACTTGGGGAACAGGAAATCGTAACGGAATTAAGACAAGAAAGGGGAGTAAGATACCACATCTTTAAGCTATTGGCTAATACAAGAAAAGGTGGTGTGCATGTCCCGGGAATTGATGACGTTATCAATCCAGCTACAGGCAAGATGGAGCGCATAAGACTTCTTTCGGGCGTTGATACAATTTGGGTAAAAGAACAAAAAGATATCACACCCGAATATGTAAGAAACAATATGCGTAGTCTTAGCTTTGTTAGAGGCACCAAAATCCTTCGTATTCCAGAATGGGATACTACCGCACTTGAATTTGCGCGTATTACAAGGCATAATGTTGGTAGCTCTAGCAATAAAACAGGTAGCCACTTTGAATTTTACGAATACGATCCTGCAAGAGAACAAGAAGAAATGTTTAGGCGTGAATCGATGGAACTCGAAATGGCTATTTTAGCCAAAGAGATGCCAGCCGAAAAGATGCGCAAGCACGCTGCTTTCTTAGGTATCCGTCTTATTGACGACTTAGGTTTGCCAAAGACGGATGATGGTCTGCGGAGGGAATATATGGTATATGCAAAGCGCAATCCAGAGTATTTCCAAAAAACTAAGGACTCTAAGGAAATAGACATTATGTGGATGATTAAACGCGGTATTCTTGATTCTAAAATTGAAATTGGTAGAGAGCCGGGGAAGATATACTGGTCAAACGGAGGCGGTCTTATTGGCGTAATGTCAAAGCAAGACACCCCCGAAAAGTATCTCTTAAACCTAGCACTTACTAATACCCAAGAGGGAGAAGCCTTTAGAGATCAGTTAAAAAAGATTTCATAACTATCGGGACTTCCCGCAACAATATAAAAAGAGATGGCATACAATATTAATGATGTGTACAAGATAGTCCTCTATGCGGTGAGCAAGAACCTTCAACAAGGATATTTGGCACCAGAGGATTTTAACAACAGCATAAATATCGCCCAGAAGGGCTACGTATCCTATCTCTTGGGTAATTTTCAGCAATACCAACCGGGGCGCCCTGTCGCAAGAGTCGAGTTTGGCCAAAATGCCGTCTTGCGGCAGAGGCTTACCCCAATTATTTATCAGACTTGGCTATCAATTGATAGCACCGGCTATTCCCCCTACCCAAGCGCAGCCTCTCAGCTTCCAAGCGGCGGCGCTTATATGCAAACCGATGCAATGTGGAGCGCCTATGGCTACGAGAGAATTAGGGAAGTGCAGCAGCACTATTTCTACTCAATTTACAATAGCGTAATTGACCCTATCGATAGCTGGCCCGCCTATATGATACAAAACAATGGCTTTCAATTTGCACCATTTGGATTAGGCAGCGCTAGAATAAGCTATATTATTGAACCACCCGATATGGTGTGGGGCTACACGCTTGATTTAAACGGCGTTCCCGTTTACAGCGCAGCCAATAGTGTACAACCCGTGTGGGATGACGTGTCAATTATGGAAATTATTGCTCGCGCATTACGATTAATTGGTGTAAATTTACAGTACAATGATGTAGCGGCTTACGCTAATCAAATTCAGTTTCAAGGGCAGTAAAAATGGCAAATCAGATTCAAGCAACGGTATATCAAATAGATGGCAGTCCGCTACCGTCCGCTACTGAGATTTCTTTCCTTACGAGCGATATTATGATAAAGGAAGCTACGCTTCCTATTGCTGCCGTTAACGCTGCAATATTCTACTACCCCAATACAAGCAATAAATTAGGTAGTCAAGTGTTTTATGTATCCGAAACGCTTTCCACCTTATTGACAGCGGCTAACGTAGGAAGTGCAACGCAGGTTCAGGCAACTGTTATACAAATAGACGAAGATCCGCAAGTTCCCGCAGGCGTACAATATACATTCCCAGCTAGCAATATATCTATATGGGAAAATATCGATGCCGCTGCAGGAGTTAACGCCGATATATATTACAAAAACAAAACCTATTCTGTTGCCGAAACCGAGGATTCTTTAGTTATAGACGCTAATACCTTGTCATTAAATTACGGACTCTTTGCGCAAACAGCAAATAGCACCATAATTACTAATACCACTGTAGAAACTACATTAATAAATGGAGGCGTAGGAACATTAACCGTACCAGCTAACAGATTTAGTGTTGGGGATAGCTTTAGAGCTATATTTGGTGGTGTTGTAAATGCTAGTAATAATCAAACTATTAGAATTAGAGTGAGGGCTGGATCTATTCTTCTTTTAGATAGTGGTCTACAGAATCTTGGAAGTAGTGTTATAAATGATGTGTGGTCTTTAAATATTGATTTTACAATTAGACAAATTGGAACTGCTGGTGTAGCATCTATTGTATCACTAGGTAGTTTTCATTACACAAAAACTAACAACGCTTCTGTTCAAGGATTTGGGTTTAATGTAGTGAACAACACTACGTTTGATACAACAATTAGTAATACATTAGATGTTACAGCTCAATGGGGATCTGCTTCTACAGGAAACAACATCTACAGCGATATTTTCATCCTGAATAAAATTTATTGATAATGACGAGGGGTCAATTAATAGAGCAGATTTTAAGGCAAGTATACGGAGGGTATGTGCAAGAGGACTCTTCGATTACCCCGATGCTTGTCAACCAATATATTGATCAGGGCATTGCAGTAGCGGCCAGAACAAACTATACGGACAACTTAAAACTTGAGGGCATATCCTTTGTTAACAATAGCTTTTATACTACTTTTAAGGGCTTGGTTGCAGTCAGAGACGAAAGAAACCTCTGGAAAATAACCCTTCCTCAAGTCCCTGTGGGGATAGGATATAGTGAGGGAATATCTACCCTTCAATTCAAGGATTCTCAAGGTGTCGTATCGCAACCGTGTGTTCCCCTGACACAAAATCAAAAAACTTACTTCCAGAGTATGCCTAATATCCCTAGCAAAACTTTGTTTTATAGCGAAGGAGATAAGGTGTATGTAATAAGCAACCAGATTTTAAGCAACTATACTGCCAGCGTAACGATGGTAAGTGGTGGGGTATCTTCAAGTTTAACTAGCGTCCTGAATGTACCCTCCGACTATATGCCTGTTATCATCCAATATGTGCAGCAGCAGTTGTTGCTAATGAAGCAACGTCCTCAAGATTTAGTTAACGATGGTTCTGATTTAACAGCAAACTAATTATATGCAGCCTATTCGTAACCACGTTCTTGTAAAACCCTTCCCAGCAGACGAGATTTCTGAAGGCGGAATATTTGTCCCTGAATCAGCAAGAAAAGAAAGCAATAAAGTAAGTATTATTGCTGTGGGAAGAGGTAGTAGAGAAAAGAAAATGACGCTAAAACCCGGACAGGTGGCTTATCGTATGAAGGACTGGGGAATACCCGTAGATGTAAAGGGCGAAAGGCATTATTTGTTAGAGGACGCTGCAATACTAGCGACCGAATAAAAATGTAAGGGGAAGATATGGCAACACAAAATAGACAATGGGTCACAATAGACGAGGCGATCACCGATTACCTCACCGAGTCCGAGCAGGGCAACCACAAGTACTTTAAGTGCTGGAACTTGGCTTATAGGGCAATGACCGAACTAGGCCTTGACTTCTTTTATAGTGTTAAGTCTGTAAAACTTCCCGTCAACCCTAATTTAACGGTAACACTTCCCGCCGACTATCTAAATTATACCAAAGTAGGCATCTTAAATAACGAAGGCGCCATCATTCCTTTGATGGTCAACAATAACCTGACTACCGCCTTTGATATGCAGCCTAATCGTCTTGCCCAAACTCAAGACCCTTCGATTGTAACAGGTTACAGCCCTCAAGGAATTGTGTGGTGGAATTTTTGGAATGGGTACGGGCTAAGCAACTTATATGGACTTCCTAGCGGCTCGCCTTTTGTCGGGTCATTTAAGATTGACAATAAGAACGGCGTTATCGTACTCGACGAATATTATGACTTTGAATATGTGATGCTAGAGTATATTGCTTCGCCTGTTTCTGGTGGAGAGTATTTTATTCCTATCCAATTTAAGGAGGCGGTTATCGCTTATTTAAGGTGGAAGGATTTAATAAGTATGCCTCCATCTCGTCGGGGAAGTCTTGGCGATAAAAGGGATAGAAGATCGGATTACTATAACGAAAGAAGAATTGCTATCGCCAGATACGACGCGGTGAAGCTTTCTGATCTATACGAATGGAACCTTGCAAATCAAAGACTAGCCGTTAAATCGTAAAAAGAAATGATTGACGTAAAAAGATTTTCTGGGGTAATGAACTTGGACGACAAGCCTGAAAATGTCCTTGCTCCCCAACATATCGACGCCAAGAACTTGCGTTTTTACGGAGGTCAAAATGGTTTAACGGCGGAAAATGTAAAAGGGAACTACATTATACCTAATTCATCACTTCCCGCCAACGGAGACAATATTTGCATAGGCTCATACTTTGATCAGGTTAATCAACTTATTTACTTTTTTAACTATAATAGTCAGGGAAATCACGGTATCTATCAATTAAACGTAGATAACGAGACAATTACAAAAGTTTTTCTTTGTAATACCGATAGCCTTAGCGATGTCTTAAATTTTGACGCTAACCATCCCGTCCATTCTGTGGCGCTGGTATACCGAGACGAAGGCCAAGGGAATTTATTATACTGGACTGACGAAGTTAATCCGCCTAAGTATTTGAATGTCGATACCGTATCTTCCCTCGCACCTTTCACATTAGATATGTTAACGGCAGCTAAAAATGCGCCACTAACCCCTCCCCTTACAGAATACGGAAGCGACACAAGAGTTACTACCAATAACCTAAGAAAGAAGTTGTTTCGTTTTTCTTATAGATGGGTTTATGAAAATGGAGAAAAATCGACTTTTTCTCCCATATCAAAGATAGCCCTTCCAGTAAATGGTTATGCCCCAAACACTTCCAATAACGCTACCCAAAACAACTACATTGAAATTGAGGTTTATTCGGGTGGCGTGGATTGTAAATCAATAGAAATTGTTGGTCAAGTAAATGTAAACAATACTTGGAGTGATTTCTTCGAAATAGATAGCATAAATCTAGAGCAATATCAACTACCGCCTAATTCAGCCTTCGTATATAATTTTTTTAATAACGGGGCTTATGTAACCGTTCCCGCGGTAGAGACCGATTTGTATTTTAGTTACTTGCCAGACCTTGCCAATACACTCGAACTCTTAAATGGTAATACTTTAATTTATGGAGGTATTACAGAAGGTTATGATGCTATTGCGCGGGAAGATGTGGATGTCACCGTAACTACTGGGGTAGGCAACCCAAATACACCGGGTATATCTTTTTCATACACGGGGCCAAATTCTTTTATTGTTATCATAGGAAGTACGATTAGTACAGGTGCGCAGTATACCGTTTATTTTACTTACAATTCTGGAACCACGGGCGATTCATCTCCTAGAAACGTAACCTACACGACGGTTGGGGGAGATACAATAGATGATGTTGTAGCTGGCTTAAAGGCGCTTATACAAGGCACTAACATATCGGTAGATGATTTTGGCACTTCTGGAGTATTTCGGGTATTTACGTCAACGGGAGCTGGAACTATCACGAATGTAGCTGTAAGCGTATCAACCGCGGGCACCGAGGTAGCGCAAGCTTCTTGGAAGTGGAACTGCCCTCAAAGATTAGGGCTGGTTTATTTTGACGAATTTGGAAAAACCAATGGAGTGGTATCTTTTGTGGGCGACCCCATAGATACAAATGATTTTGCGATAACTACCCCTGTCTTTTCTGTTGCATCCAATATAATACAAGTACCTTTTATATCCGCCTCTATAAATCATACCCCTCCAGATTGGGCGGTATCTTACCAATGGGTAAGAGCCGACCTAAAGCCTAATAATTTTTTATATTGGGTAACCAATGACTATCTTGATCCCGGCGACGGATTTTTATATTTCTGTATCCAGAATTTAACTTACCAGCAAACTCAGAATACGGGATTTGTTCCCTCTTATGATTTCGCAGAAGGAGATAGGGTTCGAGTTATGGCGGCTTATACTGGCGGAAATTTCGTTCCTTATGTGAACGGAAGCGGAGCCCCGCTTCAACTTGACTTTGAAATCTTAGGCACGTTTCAAAGAACAATGACCGCCCCAAACACCTTAACAAACGGCCAGTTCTTAAAAGTTACAAAACCCTCAACACTTCCGACAGTTGCATACTCTCAGACAATGTTGATTGAGATTTACACTCCAAGGCCCGTGGTATCAGACGAAGGACAATTCTTTTATGAATTTGGAGAAAAGTATAATATTTACACACAAGGAGGCGTACGGTATCACAAGGGACAAACAGGAGACCAAACTTCCACCAACCCAGCTACTTTTCAGTGGTTTGAAGGCGATGTTTATTACAGAGAAAGAGGATGGTTTATAAGCACCAACACATCTTCGGTTACTTCCGAATATTTTATGGACGCTAATTACAACGACTATTTCCCTAGCGCCGTAAATTCCAACGGAAGGGCGTGGACTATCAATCCAGACGCCCAAACCATATACAATCAGGCAATGGTTAGGTGGGGTGGAATGTATGAGCAAGGAACCGATATCAACCAGCTAAACATATTTAGGCCAGCCGATTTTGACGAGGTAGATAGGTCAAGAGGTCCTATTCGACGAATGATGGTGGAGGATAGGACGCTTTACTTATATCAAGAAAGGGGAGTAGGGGTGTACGGAATTTATGCGAAGTATCTTCAGGACACCGCTGGACAGGCCGTAGTTACAACCACAAATGTTATTATTACAACTAATAACGTTAGATATCTTGTGGGAATGTATGGCCTTGGAGATCAGCCAACAAGTCTTGTAAGAAGCAAGGGTTCGCACTATTTTGTAGATCCCGTAAGAGGGTATCAAGTAAGAAGGGCGGCAGACGGCTTAACGCCAATTTCTGAGCTTTACAAGGGTCAGTTTTACATAAGAGACCTACTTAC